GATTCTCACTCTTCTTTTTTCTTCATCGATATAAGATGCTCTTGAAAGGTCTAGAGTTCGATAGACAATATCGGACTTATCTAGTCTTTCTTCTTCATCTTTATCTTCTTCATCATGGTATGGTCGAGATTCCATCATTTCTTTGTCATCATCTTCCATACTTTCCATCATATCCTCATGTTTAGCAAACGATATTACATAAGTATCGTCTGTTTCCTCTACATTGAGAATATGTCTATCTTCTTTATATTCCATAGATTTATCCTCTTTGTTTTTGGTTGATAAAGGATGCCCTTCAGGTAGTAAGTCTGTGTCATGTTTTCCTGAACGAAAACGACCATTGCGAAGGGCATACAAGTAACTATTAATTCTTGCCGCCGCCCATTGCTCTGGACTACTTACTGAAGGTCTTACAGAAGCTGGATTAGTCTTATAAGCACCAATCCCTCTTTCATAAACTTTTGATAATACTCCGACAGTAGTTCTTTTAGATTTAACATCGCCTACTTCTTCATTATGTTCTTCTACTTTGTTTTGTATCATTTTAAGAGCCTTACCTGATACTGCTCTGGTTTCTTCTTCTTTTTTCATTTGTTCTACTAATCTTCTTGACCAAGCAAAACCAGCATCACCACCCCATAACGCCCAAGCTATTCTGCCATTTGAAGGATAGCCTTCTTCTCCTGAATTAAAACCTTCAGCTTCTTTATCAACTTCGTGTCTGCTAAAAAAACTGAACATTCTTTTGATAGTATCATCAGATAAATTTTCACCTGCCACTATCTGTCTTGCTCTTACCGCACCTACTCTAGTACCGCCACGACCAAATTCTTCACGCCAATCTAAGCCTTTTTGTGCTTCGACTTTCATGCCTTCATTTGGTTTAGCCATCTTCGCCACCCTCACCACCCTGAATGTCAGCCTCAACAGGCATCTTCATTCCAAAAGGTTGAAATGCTGTTTTAACACCATACTGTTCCGCTAACTTCTGTTCTCTTTCGTGTTGCTCAAACAACTCCTCAACATCTCTACCATAGTTTGCTTGAACATCTTGAAATGTCACTAGACCTGACTGCATACCGCTTATAGAAGCCATCATTTCTTTTTGTGGGTCTACCCACGAAAAGCTTCTTGGTATGAAGTTTGCTGAATTAGCAAACTTATCGTATCTGCTCATTGGCAAAGGTTGGTTGGTACTTGGAGATGTTGAGATAGCACCACTTGATATTGACATCTCTAACCACCTTTCAAAAACAGGTCTAACGAAATGGTCAATGGTAAATCTTTGATACAGTCTGTACATCTCTCTATCTTCTAATGCACCTGCTCTTAGGGAACTGTAATTTACAGAACTAAGGTCATTGGTTAAAGCGTGATAAGAAATATTTAAACCTGATGCAATACTTCTTAAAACTTGTGTACTGAATGATTCAAAAGCAGATGTAGGATGGTCAGGGTCAAAAGATTTAAAATCCATTCCTGCTGGTAGTTGTTCAAATGTTCCAGCTTCAGCGTTCATTATTGGTACATATTCTTCATCTTCGCCATCGCCCACATAAGAATCGCCATCAGGACTTGTAAAAAATCCCATCTTACTTGCTGATACTCTTGCAGAAACTATTTCTGCTTCAAGATAACCACCAAGCATTTTTATATTTGCCATAGCGGATGCAGTAAATGGTACACCTCTGTTTTGTTCAGGTCTGTTAGGAATGTAGGCATGAATCATTTCATCAGCATTTAATCTGATGTGGCTTTGTCTTGCGTAGTATTGGTTATCAAATGGGTGATTTTTGAAGAGATAATAAGCAATAGGTTTATTACTTGCATTTAGTTCCACACCCATTTTTATTTTATTACCACCCTTTTCAGGGTTGTCATTTTTAGTTTCATCTAAATGGTCAGCTTCTAAAAACTCTATCTGATAACCAAACTCTGAATCTCTTGACTTAACATGACGAACTAATACTTCACCATCTCTTGCTAAAGATTCTATAAATAATTTTTGACAGTCTATGAATGTTAATCTGCCATTGGTTGTGCAATTACCTAAACGACACCATTGATGCCATTTCTCTTCAATGATTCTGTTTGCTACTAAATCCAAACTGCCATCATCGTTTCTTGCTTTCATTGATAAACGAATACCATTATTGCCAACAACATTGGATTGCATCAGATTCAAATATCTTTGCACATAGCTATCATTTCTTGCTAAGTCTCTTGACCTATCTCTTAATAATCTTAAATTGGTTTTTATCTCTTCATCAGCAGATGTAGATGTTTGCAGAAAATCAGAAAATAATCTGCTGGTACTTGCACCATTGTATTTTCTTAGATTAAGTGTTTTTCTTCTTTTCGGTTTTCTTGTAAATCTGTCGTACCAAGCCATTAGAATTTAACCTCTATTGTATTACCTGACCTTTGTTTATTTTTAATTCTAGCCTTTTTAATTTCTTCTAAATATTCTACTTTGTATCTATCTCTAAAAGTTAATAATTCATCTACTGACATTCTTGATAAAGAACGACCAGCTATGGAAAAAGAAGATTGGTCTATTGATGCTCTATTCTCCAAAACAGCTTGAATATTATCTAAAACTTTTTTTGCATGACTTCTTAAATCAGCATTGGTATTAGCTAGATTTTTTACTACTGTTGTTCTGCCTGTATCTACTCTTATTCTTTGTGAATCAGATGTTCTAGTAATGAAAGCGTTCCAAACAAAATCACCATCTGAATAACTAGCTGTAGTTGAAGATGCTACTTCAACAAAATAAGTATCATCAGCTTCAGTAGCGGTAATAGCAAACTTATGTGAGCCACCACCACCTGAATCTTCGTGGAATTCATAAGTTAAAGCATAAGCAGATGTAGGATATTCGTCAGCTAAATCATCTCTTCGCCATAATAATCTATCGCCTACAACAATAGTATCTGGTTCTTGGGTTGGATAATTGGTTCTGTCAAATGCGTTGGACATACTTTATATACAAAAATTTCTTCTAAAAAAATAGAATTAAAAAGCATTTTATCATTAAAAGGTAAATAAAATTAATTTAATTTATTTGAAAATAATAGTTGTAAATATCTGTGAACCTGTTAATATAATAACCATAATTTACAAAAAAGGAGAAAATTATGACTAACTTAGAAAACCAAATAACAGAAGTTTTTGCTTCTTTTGACAAAGATTATCTAGATTCTATACCTGCAAAGTGTGAAGAACTGCAAAAAAGAGCAAAAGAAATAAGAGATAATTATGTTACTGAAATGATTGATAATCCTTGGTATAACCCTACAGACTTATGTAGTCCTAAAAAAATTGACAAAAATGGTGGTGGTGCGGTGTATGAAGCAAAAAAAGAATGTGGCGAATTTTCTCTTGGAAGTCTGTCACATTTTATTGAAATGACCACTAAAAATGCTGTTAAAAATCAAAAAGCTAGAAATCAAAAAATTGTCAAAGCATTGCAAAAGCACAACATTGACAGCATTGATATTCCTGAAGCTAAAATTACTTGGGGAAATGATTTTGAAACTGATGTTTTGATTGATGATTTGGTAGTTACTATTAAAATAATCTTTGCTGGTGGCTACAACATACAGCGTGGACATTTTAGAACTTTAGTCAACGTTCGTAAGGCTAAATAAATATCCTTAAGAATAAAGCCACCTACTCAGGTGGCTTTTTTTTACCAATCATTAACCCAAGTATTTTTTCTTCTGCGATTGATTAGATTCTTTCTTTTCTCTTGTTTTGGTTGTGCTTCTTGCGATTCGCTTTTGGTTTTTATTTTATTTAGATTTGGAGAAAGAATATAAAATCCAGCTAAAGCATAAACAAAACAATCCAATGCTTCATTTCTTTCTCTTGTTTGTTTCCAAACCAATTTCTTTTGTCCACGATGAAACTTAATAATTCTTTTCTCTGCTGTCAGTTGTTTAAAATATTCTTCATCAACTGTACTTGGGAAATGGATATATCCAGCTTCATCTTCTTCTGCAACATTCAACCAACTAAACAAAGTATCTTTAGCAGTATCAGTTCCGATTGGATAAAGACTTACTCTTTGTCTACCTGATTGTGTTGGTCGATTGGCAATTGGTTTGCCACTTATGCTTTGTCCTTTGATAGCAAATACTCTTCTGCCTTGTCTTGGTTTTACAAAACCATAAACGCTTTGTGTGGCATAACCTGAATCAATACAAGTGATGGCTATTTTTAATTTATGATTATTTTCTTTTGTAAATGATGATAATAAATATTCATCTAGTTCTTTCCATACTTCCAATTGATTTGGGTCACCCCAAAAGATTTTGTATTCAATTACATAGACTTGATTATCTGCTGACCAACCTACAACCTGTGCTTCTAATCGGTCTGATTGGCAATCAATGCCACAAGTAAGCACAACGACATTTTCAGGAATGGTTTCATGGTCGTAGTTTTCTCTACGATTTAACAAACTATCGGATTCTATCTCTTCGCCTTTTTCTGCAAAACATTCACCTAATGATGTATTAACCCAGACTCGTAATTGTTCAGGATTATTTTTAGCAATCAAAAATGATTCGACAACTTCTTTCCAAGTTCGCCATGATGAATACAATTCGTTTAAATGAAAACCAGCAACACTACTTTTATTGCCTTCTTGAATCCATTTACCATTTTGCATCATGTAAGGTTTATCGGATTCATCAATAAGAACTCCACAACTTTTACAAACATAATTTACATTTTTTAAATCATCATCCCATTTAATGTTTGACCATTCTAAATGTTGATAGGTTTTACAATGTGGACAAGGTACATGATATTTTCTTTGGTCTGATGTATTCCAAGCATCTTGAATTCTACTCATGCCATCTATGGTTGGTGTTGATGTCATTATGATTTTACGATTCCAGAAGGTTGAAGTTCTTTTCCTTGCCAAATCTACAGGGTCTCCCTCGTTTGTGATTTGGTATCTATCAACCTCGTCTAGTAAAACAATCCTACATGGTCTTGATGATAATGATGCAGGTGAATTACTTCCTGAGATAACTACAAAACCACCGCCAAATGATTTGGATAATATGGTATTGCCACTATCTCTGCTTTTAGAATCTTTAACTTTACCTCTAAGAGCATCAGAAGCTGTAATCATTTTGGATAATCTTTGTGTCGAAAAGGCTCTTGCCATTTCTAGTGTTGGCATAACTACCAACATTGGTGCTGGGTCATGGGCAATATGGTAGCCAAGAATGTTTAAAAGTATTTCAGTCTTACCAACTTGAGCAGATGACATGATAACAATGCTTTCAATATCTCTATCATTGAGTGTGTCCATGATGCCACGTTGATATTCAGCACGACTTGTTTTCCATTGACCAGCTTCCGCACTAGATTCTGATGTTAAGACTCTATGATTGTCTGCCCATTCAGAAACATTAAGTTTCTTCGGCGGCTTGAACGTCTGTATCGACTGTTTCCAAATTATCTGTAGAGTTTTTTGGAAATCCTGAGTTTGCGAGTTCATTTAATGCTTCATGTACTTCAGTTGTTATTAAATCTTCTACTTCAGCATAGGATTTGAGTCCTAAAACCTGATGTGTGACTTTTGCAGGTATATTTAATAGTTTTGAACGACAATTTGCAATGAAGTTCTGCCAAGTATCAATGACATCATCGGAATGTACTAACTTACTTGATAATACTGCCACTTCAATTTCCTTGTGGTCTGCTTGATTTTTTGTAAGTCTCAGCTTCTCTTCGTTTATGTCATTTGGTACATCTTTAAGATGTAGTCTTGCTCTTTCTCTTAGATATTGTATGTAGGCTTTACGACAAGCATCCATATCCATACCGCCACGACCAATGCCTTTAGGTAGTATGCCTTGCGATACTAAATTAGAAATATACTGTTTTGTTAAGCCTAAATGTTCGCCAACTTCCTTTTGATTCGCCATGTTTTATTTTTTGACTAATTTTTTAGGTAATCTTCGCCTTTTGTGCTTATTCATGCTTGAAGTCTTGAGTTTTCGCCTACCAATGCTGGTTTTTTTGTATTTATGCTTAACTTCGTTGTAGTTTGTTTCTTTTCTAACTTTTGCCATTTTCTATCTTAAATAAACTTAATACTTGTAAGCTGTGTCTAAAAAAATACCGAGCTTCGAATCACCCACGATGTATGTTGCTAGACAGTACCTTTGCATACCCCCTATCATAGCTTCTTCCTCATCTTTTTATTTAATTCAATTTGTAATCTTTTTTTCAAATGGTTTCTTACTGCTCTGTTACCAGCTTCAAAGAATTTAAATCGCTTAGAATAGTTTACTGTTCTTTCAAAGCCTACGATTAAATCAAGTCTTTCATTCTCACCTTTGCCCATCCTTCTATAGACACCACGAATATTATTAACATTCCCAATGAAGTCTGTCTTTCTTTTTACTAAGCCACTTCTTCTGCCTTTCAAGTTACCATAGGCGTTTAAATCTGCTTTCTTAGTTGGCACACCTATATAGCTTCTCTTAGCTTGTACTACACCACCATATACTTGTGTCAGCAAATACTTTTCTTGTATTGGTTTTGTAATTACCTTTCCTTCAAAACCTAAATCATTGAATCTAGTTTTCTTTACAACAAAAGCATTTTGAGTAAATGGTGTTGGTCTGTCTATGTCTTTCTTTAACTGATGTATTTCTGCTTTCTTAACTAATTCCAATGTGCTATCGATACCATCTTTAATTGCAAACTTAACTTTTATATTTGATTTGTCTAAATCTTTAAGTAAAGGTTTCAGGTCTGCTTTGATATTTAAGTTCATGTTCAAGATGGTGCGGTAGTAGGAGAAAATATATCAGGGAGAGAACCACCGCACCAAAAGTACATTATATATTTCTTTCCTTGTGTTCAACAATGTTTTTACACCACCAATAAAGTTGGGCATCATTCAATGTTGATTTCATAAAATTAACAGTACGACATACCAATTGGATATTGCCAACGACATAGCCTTTATCAGAATCTTTTCTATCTATTGAACAGGCATAATCTGTACTACCACCGCCTCTATGCCATGTCATGTTTACACCTGATAAAGCACACTTGCCTTCCTGCTTATCCCATAGCTTATTTATGTAATCAACTTCTATATCCCATTCAATATCTGACTTTCTTCTGCTGGATTTAAGTTGTGTGAATAAAAGATTAAGATAAGTATATGGTGTTTGATTCTTTGCTTTGACTCTTTTCTCTTGAGTGCAGGTTCTACATTCTGTCCTAGAATATTCACATTTTGCATTACAACCTTGTTCAAACAAGGTTCGTAAGCAATAACTACATTTCTTCTTGCTCATAAATAAGTTTAAGAGTTTCTATATCAAACAATTCTTTAATCGGTATAAGATAGCCTTTTGAAGTACCATTATCACCACCATTAACTAAATTATATCTATACTTACTTGCAATTTTCCTAAAATCTTCTATCTCAAAAAATAATTTACAATAATCCTTGTTGTTTTTATTTAGATTAATTACCCAATAATCTGCTTTAGTAGTCTCCAAACCACTTGGCTTACCTCTTGATTTAATCTCTACAAATATATTGCCTGTGTCATACCATTTATCTCTTTCTGTTTTTATTTCTAATTTATCTCCATTAGATAACATTTCTCTGACTCTATGCTCTCCATCTTCTCCAAATTCTAAATCTATATCCCAATCGCTTAACTTTTCTCTTGAATCATTAACTATTTTGTTTTTATCTTCTTTTGGTGAATAAGAAGTTATTTTTGGTAATAATCCTTGTTTTGTCAGTTTTACAAATTCTAAAAAGATGTCGTGGTCTATCATGTTAAGTAATTCATCTGCTGATAAGACAATTGCATACTTGCCAAACTGTTTTTGGACATTCTTCTTCCCAGCTTCATCTTTACAAATAAATACTTCTCTATCTGTTTCTGTATGTTTTAGTTTCCAAGTATCTACAGGTAATGGTTTAACACCTTCTGTTTCTAATTGTTTTTGCAAAGCTAAATAACCACGATACATAGACATAATTTTTTTCTCTGCATCTTTGGCTTTCTCTGGAAATGATAAGACAATATTGTATCTAATCTCTGCATCAACAAATCTTTTCTGAAAATCTATATTTACTAATCTAACAGGTTCATCTATCCCATAATCAGAAATAAGCTGATTTTTCATTTTATAAATCTCTTCTATCGTTTTTTGTAAAGAATCGTTAAACATAAAAATTTACTGTATTCAGTGTGGTGTATGGTGTAGTCATATAAGAATATGACACTACACACACCAAAATCTGCACAAATGGTGTATAAATTACACCTAAATTACACCTAAAATACACCTAAATACACCTCAATCTTTAAAATCCTCTATATCGTAATCTTTATTGGTGTCGATATATTGATAGCCATTTCTAGGTGATTTTTCTAATTTACCTTCATCAACTAATCTTACAAGTATCTTTGCTAAAGTGTTTTTATTGATTTCAGTAATCTTTTCTATCTCTTTTCTCTGAACCCATTTATATTGCGGTTCTTCATCTGCATTTTGTACCATCTTAATTGCAGACAATACTTTCTCGTCATTAGGATTATTTTTTCTTTCAACAGGTATTTCATCGGTTTCTACTAATGCACCAGACGTAATATCTCTTATAGCATCAGCATAAATCTTAAACTCAAAATTCTTATCTTTTAATGGTCTGCCATCTTTTACTAATGTCTGAGATAACTTAACGAACATTTGGTCTTCTTGGTCAGTCCTGTTAACTCTAAATTCACCATCAACAGCGGCAGGTAATACAGATGAACCTCTGGCTCTAGTGTTCGTACCATGCCCAGAGTGATGAACAATTAATATTGTTGATTTAAACGTATCTTTTAAATCATCTACTCTTTCAATAAAAGCATTCATGTCTTCTGTACTATTTTCGTTGCCAGAGCCACCAAAATTCCTAGCCAGCGTATCTATGACTATAAGACCTATATCGCCATAATTATCTTCAGCTTCATAAATTGTATCTTTTAACAGTTGATGGTCTTTATCGTCTAATAACCTTGCACCTCTAGATGACATCAATAATGGCATATCAGTTACGTTTCTGTCGTGTATGCCACCATATGCCCAAACACGCTTAGATATATTTAAAATTCCCTCACCTGCCAAATACACAACAGGATGCTTTTCTGCTCTCTGTCCATGCCATTCTTCGCCTAATGCTACCGATGAAGCCATATCTACAGCTATAAATGACTTACCTGACTTTGGTGCACCAAACATAGCTACTACAGTTTCTTTTTGTAAAACATTATGAATCAACCATTCTGGTTCTTTCATGTTCTTTAACATCTCGCCAATAGGCAAAAGCTCTAAACTGACTCTATTTCTAACAATATTCTTTTCACAATATTCAATAAATCCTACTGATGATGTCCAATGTTCTCTGATGTGTGCATCCCACAAATCATCTTTTTCTTTAAACTGTCTTGGTATTTTAACCACCTCTACAAAAGCACAAATACCTTTTAAATGTTCTTGTAACTCTGTGGACATTTTTTTACCTTGTTCATCATTATCTGGAAAGATATAAACCTTTCTGTCTTTTAAAGCAGACCAATCGCAATTCTGCCAATTAGATACACCGCCATGATGACAACAGATATCACCATCATATATAGCTTCACCACCTAACATGGCTTTCTCACCTTCTACAATGACTACAGGTTCAGTAGGTTTTCTGTCTGATACATAAATAGGCAGTTTGCCTTCTGGTCTACGCATAAGCCATTCATTATTGACTTTATGAAATGGTGCGTATTTTTGCTTAATTGCATGACCTTCTGGAAATCTCATGACACAAAAAGTATCTGAATACCTAACAAATATTTCTGCTTCTTCTTTGAAGCGAAACATATCTTTATCAGTGTATTTTCTTACGGGTTTATTTGGTTTATTTTGTATAGGTGTATCTAAAGGTTTGTATTCTTTTAAAAAATCATCAGGGTCTAAACCACGATTTTTAATGAATTCTATCAATCCATAACCTATGTCATTTTCAAAATCAAAGAAAGTTCCAGAATTCAAGTCCAATGCGAGTGAGCCTT